AACCGCAACTTTGCCACTGGAGCTAAAGGACCTCCAATGGGCAAAGAATATTACGATGCATTCACGATGCATCCGTCCATGGCGATGACTGCAATGAGTATCGGCGCTGCGACTCCTGTCGGTGCTGTTGCAGTCGACCAACTCACCACGGACACAGTGTACCCTACACTTCTGATCGTCTACCCTCATTCTTCTGTGAAGGCCGCCACCATGATCGTGAAATCTTCTGGAACTGATACGGATGCTCCGACCATCACTTCCATTAATTCAACGACTTGGGGTGGCGCCGAACCACATGAAGTCATACCTACGAGGTGCAGCATCAGGATTGCCAATGCCACTCAACGCTTTCAGCAGGGTGGTGTGGTAAGGACACTGAGGACAACAACTGGTCAAGCTTTGCCAGCCACGAACGCTGAATTCCAGGACATGTGCAACCGCGTCAAGACCAACGACCGGGTGCGCACGAAAGATGGTGCGGAGCTGAAAGACCAGAAACAGCTAAATGCTGTCGTGATTGACGGTACTCGAGCCAACAATTTCGCGAAATTCGGCGACGAGTATCAGGTTAACCCAGATGATCAGACTCTTGACGTCAACGGACAGTTGGCGCTCAAGGCTGGGATTCAAGGCAACGACTTGGAGTTGTATGAACCAGCAATGTCTCCTATCTACATTCTGTTTGAACCTTTTGTCGTCGCGCAGCAGTACGAATTTACCATTCGTAGTCATTATTTGTGCCATTATCCAAGCGGCACTTTATTGAACAATTTGGCTGTTCGCTTGCCTGCGAACCCAATCGTGTTAAACAGCAAACGTGATAAGGAAGAAGCCAAAGGCTCAAACTTGCTGAACGTTGCTGGAAACATAATGGGTGAGGTGAGCTCGTTGTCATCCGGACTAGGCTTGACACGAAATGTCGCGAAGCTGGGAGGCTATTACAAGAAAGCGCAATCAGTAGCTGACTTGTATGAAATGTATGGTCCTCTTGGCTTAATGGGAGTCCTCTGAAAAACCGGATGGGGCCCCCAACACGCGATACATGTGATTGAAGAACAACACATGATAGAAACGGGATTTGGGGGTGCCCATCCCCGCCACTTGACACAGCTTCCTGATTCTGATCACGATTCATCACCTGATCCCACAGATGACCCGGTCATCGGCGATCCGGAAGTCCCAGATCCTACCCAAGACGATCCAGATCCGGATCCTGTCTTGGACGATCCTGCGGACCCACCAACACCAGATCCTGCATCTGACCCAGGCACTGATCCTAACCAGTTGCGACGGC